CGCTGTTTCAACTCAACCGCACGTGGCAAAGTGAGGTCATAAACGTCAGCTTCTCCAAAAAACTCACGCTTACCACCAGTAACATCATAAACGTAAGGAAAACCCGCAGCCGTCCCTCTCGGTATGCTACGAAACTTATCCTGTGGCACGCCCAAAACAGCGTCTTCAAAAGAATAAAGCTCCCGAGAAACGTCAACTGTACGTTCAACAAAAGGCTTAAAAGCCACATGAACAGCATCCTCAAGCCAATCAGCACCGAAATGCACAACTGGACTAGAGTAAGGCAAAAGAGCACGTTCCATGGGCCAAACCTCAACACCATCTCTGACAACCTTGTTCAAAGGAGCAGGGAAATAATCATAATCCCCCAAACTACCATACAACTCAGTCTTGCGAAGCTTGGACACAGGGCAAATAGTGATCGGCTTATCAACAACGCCAATAGGCAAAAAGCTGCCTTTAACCTCAAAAGGCAAAACGTTACCTGCTTGCAAAACAATGCCTCGATCACTCAAATCCTCAACAAAGTTGTCCGTCACAACCTTAAAGTGCGACAGAACCTCGTCGACAATTTCGCGAGTGACAATGTTGGCATAAGCAACGGCACGAGTGCTCTGTCCAGCCACATGCACACCAAGTAAACACCTACCGCCAAAAACTCGCGCATCCTCAAGAGTAAGAGGAGCACCACAATCTCCAGGAGTGGTATAAGCAGGATACTTGACATACCTGCCCATTTGCCGGTTACCAAACCGTAAATCTCGGCCAATGCCCAAGCTGGGCAACTTCCAAACAGCGTAACGATTCTCCTTGCGAATGGTCGTGCGATCATCAACCTCGCAAACATGAAGCAATCCTGAATTGCCTCCAACGTACTTGAGGTCGCGTTCTGTAACAAACGCATGAACAATCTTCCGATGTGCACGTATGGACTGAAAACAAACAAACTCATAGTCCTGGGCACGATTGGCAAACCTCTTAAAACCAAGATATTGGCCAATCGTAAACTCAACGTTATGCTCGGGATTAACGGCGTTACGGAAAACCAAAACGTCGCTCTCACGAAGCTGCTTAGACTCAAGCCGCTCACGAAGTACTTCCGTGTAATGCTGCGGCTGCAAAGCAACTTCTCCAGCAACAAAGAGCACTTGTCCCAAAACAAACAAACCATCCTTGCTAAATACTTTGTAGGTGTTAGCGTAAACGCTGCCAGTAACGCCACGGTCTTCACCAGCCTGCATAATAACAGGAGAGCGCTTAGCTTGAAGCCGGGTAACAGGCCTATTGCTGTTAACAACCACATGATTCTTGACACCAAAGAAACCTCCAAGCAGCTTACAAAAGCCACTAAGGATGGCCTCAA